AGCCAGCCCATGTCAATTTCCTTCCTTATAGTATAAACTGTCTGGTATCGTTTGAAACAAATTGAAGTCGTTCTTTACGAATCCATTCTGCGGGAACCTTTTCGCCATTCACCATTTTTCCATGCGCTGGGTCGTGTTCTTCTTGAAACCGACCACACATAGCACAACCTTCTCCCGTGTATGTGTGATGCAACGTATATGAATGATTGTCGATCATTCGAAATTCTATGTCAGTCAGTTTCATATTTTACCGGCCTATTGGCCAAACTGTTTGATGGCGATCATGAGGCAACCCTTGCCGGTTTCGATGCGGCAGGCCGTGAGATAGGCCGAAGGAGCCGACTTGCTCCACTCTGCGATCTTTTCAGCCCTGGCAATCTGAGCCTTCGCAGCCGCTTGCTGCTCGGCAGAAAGTTTGGAGAGGTTTTCCGGCGATGCAAGCATCGTCCGGGAATAAGTGAGCGTTTCGGCAATCTTTTCTGCCGGAGTGCGGTTGAGGATTTGCTCTTGAGTCATGTGTGTGTTCATGATGTAAGTATATCAACTTTTTGGTGATTTGTCAAATGCCCGTGCAGATTCAAATCCCACGATCCATCATCCAGTTGCGGAATATGGCTCAAAAGTATACGTTTTTGTTCATGTTGAACAAGTAAAGTTTCATAAATTTCGTTCCATCCATGACTTAAATACCAAGAATCTTTTTGTTGGTCATGGTTTCCTCTGAGCAAAATTTTGTATCTTTGACGAGAAAAACAAACGTCGCATAAACAGTACACGATGTCGTTTGGCTGGACATTTTCTGCCCAACTTTTTGAAATCATGGCTTCATATCCATCTGGTCGATAACCATGTTCAACCAATTTTCGATGGTTGTAGTGTGGATCGGCGAAAACCCACGAATTTAAAGTCAATTCTAGCATGACAATTTTATTGTAACATTTATAGGATCTGGTGTCAAATCAACGGACTAAATACTTATATGGCGAGAACAATCAGTCAGTATTTTTCAAATTCGGGCGGAACAAAAATGGAACAAAATTTAATAGCCGACCTTATAAATGAAGCCATAAAAATAAACGGTATCCAAATTTTTTATGTACCACGAACTTTAGTGAAAGAAGATCCGATTTTCGGTGAAGATCCTCTTTCAAAATTTGTAGCAGCATTTCCTATTGCGGCTTATTTCGATAATCCGGCTGAAGGGTATCAAGGGGATAGATATCTCGTTTCAAAATTTGGAATGGAAATGAGAAAACAGGCAAATTTTATAATTTCTCGCAGGTCATTTAATCAAGTGGTCAAATACGATGGAATTAATACCGTTTTGCCGAATACTACATACACAGCAAACGAAGTAAGACCGCTAGAAGGTGATTTGATATATTTTCCGCTCACAAATGATCTTTGGCAAATCCAGTTTTCTGAACCCGAATCAGTTTTCTATCAATTGGGTTATAGATATATTTGGCGAGTGAACGTCGAGAAATATGATTATTCTTCTGAGAGATTTGCTACTGGTGTGCCGAAAATTGATCGTGTTGCAGATATGTTTGAAAACGTAGATAGTACTGCAAAAGATCCAATTGCTAATAATGATAATATAATAGCTGAAATAACTCCTATTCTTGATTGGAGCGAAGAAAACCCATTTGGGACTGTATAATTTATGCTTTCTAACGATATCTTTTATTGGGGATCGATTCGCAAGATTGTGGTTGCGTTTGGAAGTTTGTTTTCTGACATTCATTTTGAACGTACTGACGATACTGTAACGCCATCAGTCATTCAAACGATTAAAGTTCCGTTAGCATACGGTCCAAAAGAAAAATGGTTGATTGCAAGAAAACAGAATGAAATGCCGCAAGAAACCGATATGGTTGAAATGACTCTGCCTAGAATGAGTTATGAAATCACCGGATTTGTATATGACGAAAGTAGAAAAATTACAAGTACTGGACGAACAGTTAAAACAATAATAAACGACAATACAGTTCTTCAGGCGCAATATAATCCAGTGCCGTATAATATCGGATTTCAATTAAATATCATGACAAAAACCATTGAAGATAGTCTTATGATTGTTGAGCAAATTCTTCCGTTTTTTACTCCTGATTACACATTAACTATTATGGACATTCCAGAATTAGCTCTTGAGAAAGAAATTAATATGGTTTTAAACAATGTTCAACATGAAGATACATGGGACGGAAATTTTGAAACTCGTAGAACAATTACATGGGTATTATCATTTACAGCCAAAGCTTATCTCTATCCGCCAATAAAATTGACCAAATTAAATCTTCAAACTACTGTCAATTTTGATATTGATGGTTCGACTAGTCAAGCAGCAAATTCCTTGCCATATAATCGGATAACTGGATTTGGATCATCGGCGGATATTGTAACAGAATCAGATTTAATCGAAACAAAATCAGATACAACTGTAAAAATTTTTGCTTCACCAAGTTCTGTATCTATTAACGCAGGACAAAGCAAAACCTTTAGTGTAATGGTGATTAACGCACAAGTTCCCAATCCGAATCCATATTCACTACGATCTACAGATTTTACAGCAAATGTTCCAATAACGACACAAACGACGAATGATCTATATTCGATAGATTCAATACATGGTACATTCACATACACGAGCGGAACAGGTGTACGTACTACACAAGAGACCATCATAGTTCAATTTGCTTCTAGTTGTGATCCGTCCACAACGACAACAATTCTTTTGATATTAAATCCATAACTAAATACAAACGAGGAAATCTTAATGAGCAACATAGTATTACGTAAGCGACGTGGAACAACAATCCAGCTTTCTACTTTGGTTAGTAGCCCTGGAGAACTATACATTGACCTAACAAAACCAACTGTGGTTGTTCATGACGGATCTACTCCTGGTGGTATCCCATTAGCTAAAGAAGTTCATAGTCATCCTATTGCTACTGAATTAACTGGTGGTTTTTTGTCATCGACAGATAAAACGAAATTAGATGCGTTATCTGTGGCTGGTGGTGTTCAAAACATTTTGAGTAATACAACACCGTTACCACAAGAAAGCACAATCAATTTCAGTACAGATTTTACAGTAGTCGATAATCCAGGGGCATCTCGCACAGATTTTTCAATTTCAAGTAATTTTTTGAATACAATTAACAGCAACGCTATCGCACTAATCGTAGCGTTATCATAGAGGAAATAAAATGCCTAACACTTTTAAAAACGCTGAATTGATTTGCTCAACAGCTTTAACAGACGCTTATCTATGTCCAACAACAAATGTAAACGGCAACGTATCCGCATCAGTTGTTTTAATGATTCAAGCATCAAACGTATCAGATCGTGCAGATGTTCTTACTGTACTTTGGACAGATTTTAGTAATTCGAATGCAGTTACCCGTCTTGTTTATCAAGTTCCGGTTCCAGCACAACAAGCAATTGGAGTTTTAACAGGAAAGTTAGTACTTGAGCCGGGAGATAAAATTAGAGCGCAGTGCGGAACTTTTCAAGTAATTGAGCTTTCTATATCAGTTCTGGAGACAAGTTAACGAATGCCTGTTCTTCAAGCTCTTCCCACGATTACAGGCGAAACATTTTCATATACGAGAGTATTGCGTCAAAATCCACCAGCCCCAATAAGTTTTACGGCAGCGGCAAACACACAAGCCATTCCTTTATTCGGATTGCCAGCAAAACATATAGTAACCGGAGTTCGTTTTCAATTGGTTACTCCATTTGTGGCATTTGGTATGAGTTCTTGTCAGATAACTTTAGGAACAACGGGATCGGCAAATTATTATGCGCCAGCATATGAATGTAAACAACTTGTAAGTGGTACAACTGGTATTCCGTTTATGTATTGGTCGCCATTTGCCATGTATACCTTGGCTGCACACGATATCATTGCAACCGTTACTTCTGTTGGGGCACAATTGTCTGCAATAACAGCAGGAGAAATTAATATCATGATTTTTTATAGGTCATTATAAGAGGTATTATGTTGCAATCAATTACTAAAGGAATTGTTTGGAATTATAGGGGCGTTTTAAGACAAGATATTCCAAACGATATACTAAATTTTAATGCAAACGCAGTATTTCAGGATTTTGTTTTGTTTGGGCTTCCGGCCAATCATATAATTCTTAATGTGCAAATAGAAGTAGAAACAAATTTTGTTCTTGGAGAAAATAATACAGTAACCATGTATGTGGGGGATTCCAACGTGTTTACTAATCCAGAAGAACCAGTTGGAAATAGTAATATTAACAAATGTTATTGTTCTCAGTTATTATCTCTTCCTTCTAATACGATACCTGGAACGTCTGATACGTTTACATTTTCAGCACCAGGAACACCAACAATAATAAGTGAGGCTTTTTGTGTGCCGCAAAGATTTGATGCATTCGATATTATTGCACGAGTAGTAAGTAACGTAAACATTAATCTTATAACTCAAGGGGAAGTACATATTAATGTGCAATATACTCAATTTTGAGGAAAAATTATGATTACACTTCCTGCTATTCCTAAACAACAAATATTGAAATACGTTAAAACTATTTCTTATAGTGACATTTTAACTCCGCAGAACACATATCAAGTGTTGATTTTTGGAATTCCGAATGAATTTTATGTCTGCGGTACTATGATTTCTTTGCTACAAACTTTTTCAGGAACCTCTTTAACGAGTCTTACATGTTCCATTGGAGCATTTGTTCCCAATTCAACCATATCGAGCATTGATTATTTTGGATCTGGTTATGAATTAACACAAGCAGTTACTCCAACAAGCTTTAGTTTATCTGGACCGCCAGGAAACAATTTACACAACATTGGAAATTATGCTCCGGTATGTGGAAGATTTTATCGAGGAACATATGATATTGCTGCATATTTTACATCACGTGGAACAACGTTAAATAATCTCACAGTAGGAAGCGTAGAAATTACGGTACACATAACAACTACTAAAAGTTCTGGATAATATGAAACCAACTGTAAAACAAAAATTAGATACGATGCTTGAAATAGAAGCGGCTAACGAATCAACGGAAGTTATTGTTCGTGGGCCTGCTCCTGTTGTATCATCTGGCAATCCAGAAAAAGATATGGAAAAGGATCTTGATTTTGCCAGAACTACATTCCACTCTCTTGTTGATAAAGGCATAGAATTGGTTGATAACGCAAATTTTTATGCCAATGGAAAACAAGATTCTCGCTCAGTAGAAGCAGCGGCGATGGCACAAAAAGAAGCAAGAGAAACTGTTATTGCGCTTGTGAATTTACATAAGACACGTAAGGAAATTGAACGAATATCTGGTACGAACGCAGGAGCTAATGGTGGTGATACCAACAATACATTAAACGCAGTATTTGTTGGGACGACAGGAGATCTTCTGAAGTATACCAAAGAAATGAATTCGAATGGTGTTTTAACGAATGCACTTAAAGTTCTTGATGCTGAAGTTGTAACTCCTACCCTAAATAAATCTGAGGACAAATAAACATGGCAAATCCAAATACCCCAATATTTCCAACTGAGGTTGCTACAGATTTGAACTTAATGGT